GTGTTACTTCACTCATAATATAAAAAAATAAAGGTTAAAATTAGTTAGTTAATAGTTTCTCTACTGCAGCACTTACTCTGTACCGAGTCTTTACTTCATTCATACTGAATCCCTCCTGTAGAGCTTTCTTGACTCTATTGAAGGCTTCTGTATTCGCTACTAAGCTAGGTAGACTAGCGGGTGTGTTAGTAGTCGTATTAGACGCATTTGCGTTTGATTTACCGTGAGTATTTGTAGCGTCAGCATCTTTGGTGTCATCAATTAGGAATAAACCATTAAGAGCATACTTACGAGCGTAAGAAGAGCTGCTTCCGAATGACTGCGCTATGTCCATTCCCTTACGGTTAGGATCGATACCTGCCTGTGCTTTAACAAATACGCTGTTTTCGCCATCAGATACTGTAGCTGTAGCTTCTACATACGTTAAATTACCTACAGATAATACCTCATCGCTAATAGTTAAGTTTAACTTAGCTTTGAGTAGTAAAGGCTTTACCGCCTCTAAAATGTCCTCACAACTACGGTAGTTATACTTACCGAAATTGTTCCTTTGATTCTTAGGTGCTTTCAGACTCCCCTGAATGTTCACCAGTTTCTCTTGTAACTTCATATGGCAAATATATAATAAAGTTTTCCAACTGCCAAACTATATATATAAAAAAAGAGCCAGTAATTAAACCGACTCTTTCTAAAAGGAGAACAAACAAAGGATTTGTTATTAAACACTACAAATATACAACAGTTGCATCAATATATTTGCATATGATCGCAACTATTTTAAACTTCTTTTAGTAGCTACTGAAGCCCTGAAGAAATAAAATTTTCTAGTTAAGTATCTAGTCATTTATTTATGTTTATTGTTACCCATTACTTTCTCAAACCCTCTGCTTCCAAAGTAGCCCATAAAGACTATCTGTAGAAGAGATTTAACCGTATCTAAACCTTCTAGTTGGTACGCCCAGCCAATAACAAACGCTACCGTTAGGAACGCCAAAGTCAAAGGTCTTACATTACTAGAAAGCCAACTTCCAGATTGAGCATCTGCTACCCATCTCTTAGTTATGCCATCAATTTCAGCACGTTCTAGTTCTAGTTTCTTTAACGCTACTGACTTATCTTCTGGTGGCAATGTAGAACCACCTATAAGTGCCTCAATAACTTTAGCAGGAAGAGAATCCTCTGCCACAGCGTTAAATACTTTCGGTAGCTTTTGTAGTAAAAACTGACCAACCTTAGTTTCGTTAAACTTCTTTTTATCACTCATATAAGGTATTTCCTACGGTTCTAGTATAACCAGACCGCTGCATTTTTATCTCTGTCGTTATCAACGTGGATAAAACTATTGGCGATTCCAATCCTTCTAAATCCTGCTCGTATAAGGGAGTTAAGTATAACCTCTCTATCGGCTGAATTATTACAGGCAATATCGGCTGCGTACCCAAACAAATGAGAACTTCCTTTTGATTTAAGGCTAGGTTGTACCCCTCCAACGTAAGCGTTGTGGGATGGCGTTCTAAATCCGCTTGTAATTCTAAATGGTATTCCTGCAATCCCTCTTGCATCATCGAGCATTTGAAGAAAAGCAGCGTCCATAAGTTTTCCCGAACCAATTTGGTCAGGGCTGTCAAATTCAGATAATTCAAAGTGTAACATTTTCTTAGATTTTACTACAAATATACTACTTTTTATTCTTTAAATCAAAGATAGAATCAAAGGCAACTGAACCAGCTAATGATAGCTTATCAATAATGTCGCCTTGTAAGGCTATTATCTGGGCTTCGTAAGCATCTTTCTGCTTAACTAGCATATCTATATGCTTTTGCTGTGATTCGACCTTAGACTGTAAGGCAGATACCTCTTCGGGGTTCTTACCAATGATGGCGTAAATAACAACCGATAGACTTCCTACAATCATACCCGTAATTGAAACAAATATATCTTTGTTTTCCGAAGGTATCGAGTTATTAGCTAGGTAAAGTAATAAAAGAACAACAAGGATAAATATCCCTGCTGCTCCGCTATAATGTATTAAGTCCTTTTTTCTCATTTAAGTTGTTGGTATATCTTTATAACTGTGTACCCTATTGTTAAAACCAAGACAACGGTTTGTAATAAGGGGTTAATTTCTGTTAAGCTAAACGCTAACGCTCCTATGTTCAATCCGTATATCTTTAAGTTTTCCATTACCTATCTTCGCTATGTAGAATTAATGCCCGTAAATCGATTTATTTAAGTTATAAGATGTAAGAATTTCCGAATCACTTAGGGGTGCTGAAAACATTTTAAGTTCTGCAAATCTTCCTGTAAAACTATGATTATTGTCGTTTCTACCTCCTATTTTTAAAAATCCAGTATTTGCGGAGATAGTTCTACCTCCATACACAGCACTAGTAACTATTTTAGTTCCATTTAGATAAACTCTAACCCTGTCTACATTATCATCATATACCACCGCTACATTAACCCAAGTGTTCAAAGTTTGAGTAACAGTTGAATACGCAACTGCTGTTGCAGAACCCGTAGAACGATAATATGTAGCTCTATATGGGGAATTAATTCCACCACCGAATCCCACATTTATATCAACTTCATAACTGCTAATAGTTCCTTTTGAAACAAAAGTTGCGTAATTCGTTATTGTTTTGTACATCCAAAACATAAATGTAATGTTACCTGAATTTGGCGAAAAGCTTGGGTTGTTACTGTTTATTATAACATTACTTGTACTTGTGCCTGAAAAATTCAAATAGTTTGGTGTACCACTTGTAAAACTAGCATTTGAAATCGTTCCATTGTAACCATTACCAGTTAAGTCTGTTATTGTTGAACCGCTACCACTATAACTATTTGTATTATTTAAATCTAAATGGGCTAGTATATTAGGTTCTGGAGTGTAGCCTGAAACTGATGTTTTGGGAAGTGTTCTTTTATTTAAACCCATATTAATAAGTTATGTTATAAGACTGAACTTGTGCTTTTGTTGTTTTAGCGTTTATTGCTGTTTCGTGAGTAGAACAGGAGGTTCTTACTGCATCCCTATCCGTTTGTATGTCGCTAGGTATAGCAATTCCTTTTTCTTGCTTTCTAATAACATACCAGTCGGTTTCTTTTAGTTTTAAATTCGCATATTCTTTAGCTAAACCGATTTTATTTGCTTTTAAATCTGCCAAAGTTTCACTCCAAGTTAAGTTATTTACAGGATAAGTAAATTGACTATTTGCTGAATCGAAATATACATCCCCTAATTCTTGTGTCAATAAATCATATGAAGGTATTACTAAGTCATAAAATCCATATCCTTCTAAATCGCTATCCGATAATAAGTCAAAACCGCCAATAATACTTCCGTATGATTTTGGTACTTTGTTATATACTTTTATCGTTCCGTTATAATCTTTTGCTTTCATATTAGTTTGGTGTATTATCGCTAGTGTAAGTTTGGATTGTATAATTGTAGATAGCAGCAGAATCTGTATCGTCAATACAAACTATCATAATATGATTATTACTACTCCCATCATACGTTACTTCTCCTAAATTGTTAAACGTTTCAGACGTATCGTCAGAAGTAAGGGTCAAGGTGCTTGTTCCTGTTGCTAAAATATCAATCACTTGCCCAGTTTTCATATTTTGAAGGTTAAGAGTTTGTGTCGACTGCAAATTCGCTGTAATATTAAACACGCTATAAAGACTAGCATCTAAATTTACGGTAGCGGTTGTTGTAGATATTGTTTGTACTGCTGTGTATCTACCCTCTAATTTGTCGTGAGTAACCGCATCGTTAATTATTTTTGCAGTAGTTACCGCATCTGTTGCAATAGTTAAAGCACCCGTATTAGATATGGTAGCATCGCCACTTAACGCCACATTATTGAAGTCAGTTCCATCAGCTACTAAAACGTGAGTATCTGTAGCTGCTAAAGCATCATCGAATAAGGCTATTTTAGCTGCAGTTACAGCATTATTTGCGATACCACCTGTGCCAATAGCATCTACACTTAAAATACCGCTAGCATAGCTTAAACCAGCTCCTGCAACAGAGGAAGCCAAAGCAACATCATTAGCGTTTACTGTGATACCATCACCTTCGCCAACAGCTAAGGTTGCAGCTCCACCAGTTTCATTAGTTCCAGTTAAACCGTTACCTGCGTTTACGTCTGTAATATCGGCAGCTACATTCAGATCAATAGACCCATCATTATCATCATACGTTACCGTTACGTTTGTCTGAGTACCGCTAGAGAACATTCCCGAAACTGTGTCCTGAATCTTCTCAGTAATATGAGTGTCAAAGCTAGTTGCTGGTACTACTTCTGTATCAGTTAGATTTTCAGCGTCAGTATCGCCATAAATTTCAGCAAACATTTTTCGCACTTTGCGAAACGCTGCTCTTAATACATCACCATCGTTTGCGTTATCCGCTGTTCCGATATTGATATTCTGTTGATTTGTTGCCATATTAGTTTATTCTGTTTGTTATACTATCTATTAGTATGTTTATGCTATCTATTAATATTATTACTGCTGCTGCTGCTAAAGCTGCTGCCCTATTGAATCCTATATGTATATAAGATGCTAATAGACCCCAACTAGTTGTTTCGTATATTTTCCCCCAGCTCATATTTCTGCTTTCTAATATAACTAGATAGCTTCACTTCGTTCTTCTGTTTTGGTCTATATTGACCAGTTTTTTTTCGCTTTTTTATAACACCCATCCGTTAAACGTTACTTCCTTATCTGGATATATCTCTTCATTGTTATTGCTAAAGTATTCAGGGAATTTACTAGGAGCGTTAAAACTCATATAGTCGATAAACCTGTTAGTATAGTAGTCAGCGTAATCTCTTTCTTTGGCGATAAGCTGGTCTATTTCATTCTTGCCTGCAATCTGGCTGCTCTCACTACTGTGCTTATGTACGCCACCATTTGAAATGGTATAGGCTGCAAACGGAAGGTATTCCGACATTGCGTAATGAATTAACATATCCTGAATGTAATCATTAA